GACTTGAGCAGAAAGCGAGATGAATAATGGCAGAAACTAATAGCACTATTCTAGGGAAAATCTGGCTGAACGGTTCGACCGGTTATCAGCAAAATGTACCCAACGTGACGCAGGGCAATATTGCCCAAACAATCGAATTTTTTCAAAACCCTGGCGCGCGTCCCTATTGGAACGAGTTCGTGGACACTCTCGTGAATCGCTTCGGCGACGTGGTGGTTCGCTCCCGCCGTTGGGAGAACCCGCTTGCCCCGTACAAATCAGGAATGATGATGTGGGGTAACACGATTGAAGAAGTGGCTCCCAAGCTGATCAAGCCCAAGACCTACGATCCTAATGCGTTGAGCCTGCTTGAAACCAACGCGCCCGAATTTGTGAGCGCATTTCATCATCGTGATTTTGAATGGCGCTTTGATATCACGGTAAACGAGATGGAACTTCGCCGCGCGTTCTTGTCCGAGTACGGTTTGAATAACTTTGTGAACTCGATTATGGACGTTCCTTTGAACTCCGATCAGCTTTCGGAGTATCAAACCATGATGAACCTTATCGCCGAGTATGAAGCCAAATGGGGCTTTTACAAGGTGAACGCACCCGACGTGATGGACGAGGGAACAGGCAGCGACCCGGAGCGCGCAGCACGTAAACTTTTGCGCCTTGTCCGAACTTACGTCGGTCGTATGAAATTCCTGAAGACGCTCTATAACGCTTACGGCCTGCCGGTATTTTCCGAGCCTTCCGACCTGCTCTTGATGGTTACGCCCGAAGTTGACGCAGCGCTTGACGTTGACGCATTGGCCACCCTGTTCCATCTCGAAAAGGCCGAGCTTCAAACCGTTAAAAGCGTAGTGGATGAGTTCCCCATAGAAGGTGCGCAGGCGCTTCTCACAGACCGCAGCTGGTTTCAGTGTCGCGATACGGTATATGAAAACACGTCGTTCTACAACCCGCAAACGCTTTCGACGAATTACTACTTGCACCATCAGGGCATCATGAGCGTGTCACCGATGGCAAACGCGGTATTGTTCACCACGAATACCGGCACCGGGCTTACTACGGTAACCGTGAACGTGGTAAGTGCCACGCTCGACTACGCAACCGTTGACGGCGTTAAACCTACGTTCGCCCCGTATGGCGAAAACACGCAGCTCGCCGTCGCCGTGACTGGCACCGTTGACCCAGCATTCAAGGGCGTTCATGTACCGAGCGGTTCCTACCTTGAAATCGTTGCAAGCAATAAGGCGCTCGCACCTCATACGTTCGTCACGAATGATGGTCTCCTGCACGTTGACCCGAACGAGACGGCTTCAAAAGTAACCGTAAAAGCTACGTTGTCATACATCGACCCAAGCACCAACGTAGCTACGCAAACGCCGATTACCGCAACCAAGGAGTTCACATTGGGTGCAGGCGAGCAGGCCATTAACACGCTTGAAGAAGATGCAAGCGACACACCCGAAATTCTGTAAACCCTTCTGTAAGGGCGCGGCGTAAAACCCGCGCCCATTGCGAGGTAACATGTCAAATAGTAGCTATCCAGGTTTGCCTGAAAACCTTTATCAATACGAAAATGAATTTAATTATGACCTATGGGACAAGGATACAATCATTACATTGTGTAATGTTCCGTGGGACTTCTCATACCGCGACGTTGTAAAATTTGCCGACAATGCCGCGCGCAATTCGTGGTTTGATAATCTGGCAACCGAGCAAACCCGGATAACTACTAAATTCTATTTGAAATATGGCTACCCCGTCACCATCAATACACCGTTTAATACAGCTAACAAATATAACTATTTGCGCGTACAATCGCCACTTATGCCTGTTCCCGGTGAGCAGGCTAACGCACGCCGCGAATATTACTATTTCATTACCTCTATGCAGTCCGACGCGCCAAACGCTACCAAGCTAACGGTACAGCTTGACGTGTGGACTACGTACATTAACGACGTACAGTTCGGCGAATGCTACATAGAGCGCGGCCATTACGCCGTTAAAAATACGCCTACCGTTGACGAGTTTCTAGGGCATCCAACTAACACGCAAGGATTGTTAGTCCCCGAAGGTATGGACATCGGCAGCGACTACGTAATGACGCGCTCACGTCATCAGTCGTTTCAAAGCGAGACAAACCCGCTTTATGTTGTGTTTAGCTGCACTGCCGATCTTACAAGCGATTTCGGAACGCTGGCGGCTCCTAAACTCACCACGTCAAAAGGCGGCCTAGCCGATGACGTGCCAAGCGGCGCGGGCGTGTATGCCTGCCCCGGTGCCACGTACACCGAACTTATGAGCGCGTTATCCGGTTTCCCGTGGGTGTCGCAATGCATTCAAACATTGTCGGCTATGCCCAAAGATATGATACCGCTAGGACAACCCGTCACGGTTTCCGGTGTAACAATCTTCCGCGTAAACGCGTATAAGCTAGACCGAACCGGCACGTATGATTTTACGATTGACCCGGCGTATTTCAAAATACCCTCGCGTTACGCGCAGCTAACGAAACTATACACATACCCGTATTGTGCCGTACTGCTCACCGATGACGCAGGCCAAAACATTCTTTTCAAACCCGAGGGCTTGCGCACGTCGCGTAAAGATGGCAAGTGGCAACTATCATTTGCCAAGTTGACCACCTGCACGCCGCCTTATTCGACGATGGCCGTTTTCATGAGCGGCTATAACGGGGTCGGTGACGATGGAAGCACATGGGACGCTAAACTACTAGGGCGCAGCGACGAGTTGCCTACGTTGTCGTGTACACTGCTCCCCGGTGACTTCCTCGACAACGCATTGATATTTACCAACTATCCTACGTTTTCCGTAGTCAATAATTCATATCTCGCATTTATGGCGCAAAACGTTAATAGTCGCGCCTATCAATATGCGGCAGCCGATTGGTCGAACCAGAAGGCAATGGCGGCGGCCAATTTGTCTTATGATCAGTCGCAAAGCGCTATTGCAACCGGCCTGCAAAGTACGCGCGCAGGTGTTGAAACTTCGCAGCAAATAAACGCTATCAACAATAACGCGATGCTGGCGAACGCTGCCACTAACGCAATAGGCGGCCTAGCGGTTGGCGGCATGGCGGGCGGCCCGATTGGAGCCATTGGCGGGTTAGGTTTAGCGGCAGCGAATAGCGCCATCAGCTACGGCCAAAGTAACGCCGTAAACGCTGCAAACAACGCGCTTGCATTGCGACAAGCAGGATTGTCAGCGGGGCAGGCCGGTTATGTGGCCGACACAAATAAAGGCTATGCCGATTACGCAAACCGTGGCGACTATGAAAACGCGATCAAGTCTATAAACGCGAAAATTCAGGACGCTAAACTTCTAAGCCCCTCGACAAGCGGCGCGGCAGGCGGCGACGCGCTTTTGATGGGTAACGGCTATTATGGTATGACGCTGCGGTTCAAACGCATTCGTGATGACTTCCTTGCTATTGTGGGCGATCACTTTTTGAGATTTGGCTACGCGTGGCAACGCTACGGACAGATTGACAACTTGAACGTATGCACGCGGTTTAGCTATTGGAAACTCTTGCAAACTTACTTCCGCAAGTTCGACGCGCCCGAAGAATATCGGCAGGCTATTAAAGGTATTTTAGAAAAAGGCGTGACCGTGTGGACGAACCCCGATTATATCGGTAAAACAAAGCTAGAAGATAACGAGGTGATACGATGAGCCGATCACGCGCCGAAAAGCGCAGAAAAGGTAACGGGGTATATTGGCAGAGCGCCGACCTGAACTACCGTCAGTATATGCACTACTATTACATGATGCAAGAAATTATGGTGAACCGTGTGAAATGGCACGGCCTGCCTGATAGCGTTGATGAGCGATTTTTGCAGATGACGTTGTATCGAAATGGCGTAAGCGTGTTCTTTCGTCCATGGTTTACCAATCAATTTATGTGTACGCAGGTAACGCCTTCCGGCAAATGGAACGTATACGACAACCCTACGCGTTTTACCGCGTGGGGCAATAACGGCTTTTCATATCGCGCTGGTATGGATAAGGGCGTTATCATTTGGGCGCATCGCTCGCGTATCACCGACGCTAACACGGTCGATATTTACGCGCGCAGGCTCGCGGACATTGACCGAACCGTGGACGTTAACCTGAAACAGCTCAAAACGCCGTTGCTGATCACCTGCCCCGAAACCAAGCGCAATTCGTTGATGGAATTGTATAAACAATATGACGGCAACGAACCCGCTATATTCGGCGTGGATGGAATGCTTGAAGATGTGCAATTTAACGTGCTAAAAACGGACGTGCCTTATCACGTCGATAAATTGCTTGTCGCAAAGCAAACCATCATGAACGAGTTTTACACGTATGCAGGCATTGACAACGCGAACCAAGACAAGAAGGAGCGCCTTATCACCGATGAGGTGCAAGCTAACAACGGCCAAATTGAAACCATGCGCTTAGCAGTTCTTGACCCATTGCGTGACGCGTGCAAACAGATAAATGATCGATACGGCGACCGGTTGGCCGAAGAAGTGCGCGTGTCGTGGAATCACGACATATTCACGAATAACTACGTATTCGGCCATGATATGATGGTACAAAACGACGTGGACAACGGCGCGAGTGAAGGTGTTTTCTAATGGCAGTATTTACTATGGAGTTTGGAACGCTCATAGATGACGGCCTAGACGTCGGTCTAAAAGCATACCCGATTTTTGACGAAGCATATCGCGAGCGGTTGAACACGCTTATCTATAATCGTTACCGCTTCCGTGAAATAGGCGTTACACCGCCTGCACGCTTCGCGTTTTTCTTCCGCCGTAAAATGCTCGAAATCATGCCGTATTACAATAAGTTTTATGAGTCGGCAGCGCTTGAGTTTAACCCGCTTTTTACGTCCGACATATCAACCGCGGGAACGACCACAGGCAAGGCTACCGGCACCGGCGAACGCGTATCAGCGAACGAGGGTACAAGTAAAGCAACCTCGGACAACACCGACAAATCACGGAGCGCATTCTCAACCATGCCGCAAACACAACTAGCAGGTAACGAGGACTACGCGTCCACTATGACGGACACGCAAAGTGCAAGCGGAAATGTGACATTTCAGGATGCGAACAACAAGACAACGGACACATCGAAAAGCGAAGATCAAACGATGAGCGAATATCTAACGCGCACCGCCGGTTATTCCGGCGTTAACCCCGGTGAGCAATTAGAGCGTTACCGGGCTAGCCTTATAAACACCGATCTATTAGTGCTTGACGAGTTGCGCGAACTCTTTATGCAACTATGGTCGGCAAACGTTAACGGTTTTTAGGAGGTGGAATAATGGACAATCAAGCATCATCAGGTTGCGAGGGTTACGAGTACGGCGCGTTTAAGTATCTATACCCGCGCGTTATGCTGCGAAGTGCGCCGTATATGCCGAACATCTATTTTAACGTGATAAGTGACGAGGAGCGCATACGTGCGATATGCAAGGCTATTGACGATTTATATAAGATCGAAAATAGCTACTTGACAATTCAGGCGTTCAATGACTTTTTAGCACAACTTGAAAAAGATCAAACGGCACAGACGCAGGAAGCACATGCGTACGCAGATGCGCAGGACACAAACTTACTTGCGCAGGTGAAAGCCCTTATCGAACAATTGCAAATCGCCATGTTGATATGGGACGTTACCCAAGGCACTTACGCAGAAAACGTGGAAGCCATGCGTGGCCTGTTTAATGATGTGACCGTACATGGTATAAGCGTTGACACCCTCGCAACGCTACCGGCGGCAACCGTTGACACGGTAGCCGAATCTGGCCTAAACGTGCGCGGCCTTGCGGTATTCGGCGGCTATCTTGTCGGCGGAGATTTTACGCCCGAAGGCATCACGTATCAAAACGAACCTATACCCGACTAAAGGAGGTATTACATGGCATCGCAATATACGCCAAATTACAATTTGGACTTGTACGCAAGCAACGACAAACCGAACTTGCGCGATCAGTACAACGCGGCGATGGGAAAAGTGGATACTGCCATCATGGGAAACGCTAACGCTATTAGCGCAACCAATACGGCTGTAGCTAATCTCACAACGCGTGTGATCAACGACGAGAAAGATATAACGGGACTTCGCGACGATTTAGACCAGCTAGAAACGACGGTAGGCGGCAAAGCGCCAACAATGCACGCGGTTACTGCGAACACTTACGGGCAGGGGGACGCTGCAAATTTCGGTCATGTGAAATTGTCCGACGCGATCAACGCGACAAGCGATGCGACAAGCGGAACGAGCGCGACGCCGAAAGCAGTTAAAAGCGCTTATGACCTCGCATTTTCCGCAAACACAGCAGCAGGAAGCGCAAGCACCGCAGCACAAGGCGCGCAGACCACCGCGAACCAAGCAGTACGGGACGCGGCGGAGGCTAGTGCAAAAGCTACAAACGCACAAAATGCTGCAAACGTCGCCCAGACAACGGCAACAGCTGCTAATAACGCCGCCAAAACAGCACAAGACTATTCGCTGAATTTTACGATTTTTGGTGCTGCGACAATGACCGCGTCTTATACGCTTGCGTCTGAATCTTATTTAAGATACGCGCTAACCGAATCAAAAAATATTCTTAAATTATACGGGCGTTTTGCTTTGACGGGCATTCCTAACCCCGGCATTGGTACAAACCAAGTTATCGCAACGGCAAGCGACATACCGTTTACGCCGCCGTCGGCAGAATTTAACGTCGATGGACTCGGTTCACTATTCATACACAAAGAACCGTCAACATACGGATTATATCCATTGACGGCAAAAGTTCGCACAGATGGAAAAATTGATCTTATTGCCCCGGGTTTGGCAGGGTGGGTTGGCGACATCGTCGCAGTTGCAATAGCCGTGCCTATCGTTATGAAACCGTTTGGCGACACGCTGCAAATTAGTCCGGCGAATTTGTTCACAACACAATTAAACGGCGCAAGCGAGAAAATCAGCGCAATGATGGGGGTTTAATGCCAAGCACGCGAACAATTTGCTACTATGCCATGTACGTCATCGGCGAAGTTGAAAGCCGTTGGGACTGGACGGCGGTAAACTACGCCGACCCTATTACAATAGGTATGATGCAATGGTACGGGACGCGTGCAGCGGCCTTGTTGAACCGCGTGAAAAATGAAATGCCGTCGGCGTATAATACGTTGGCGGCATCGCTGCGCGCATCCGTCGAAACATACCCGCAAGATTCGCAATACTGGACTTCGCGCTACTTGACCAATGAGGAAGGTAATTCGGTTATCGCAGTGTTCACCGAAAACGCTAATCACGTCATCCAAGAAAATCAGGCAATTGCAGATTTTGAAGGCTATATTTCCCTGCTCGAATCGTGGGGCATGAGCCAAGCAAACCCCAAGCCTTTAATTTTTGCCATGAGCATGTACCACCAAAGCCCACGACAAGCCGGTTACGTTATCGGTTCATGTGGCGGCTCGGCTGATCTTGACCGGGTATATTCGACGTGTCTTAACGACGCGGTTTTGTCACAGTATTATAACCGTTACAACACTATTTATAACAGGCTTACAGCGTGGGACGGCACGAGTGAGCCGCCCGACTTCGGACAGGTCGGCAACACGCCCGGCACAGGCGGAAACGTGCCGCCGGTATCTGAAATACCTTCCCATCTAGGCTATATCATTCAGCAGGGTGACAACCTCGTTTTGTTCGGCGAGGGTAATTATGCGGGCGGCGTGACGTTTTACAAGACAAACGGCCAAACGTGGGTAAACGGTTACAACGCCAACGGCACGCCGCCAAGCGGCGGCAACACTGGCGGCGGTGATGACCCGCGCGGCGTTGCTGCGGTAAAATGGATGACGGATAACCTCGAACGTTGGCAGTATGGCAACGGCGCAGGCAGGCTTGACCCCGAATCGTCGGGGTATACTGATTGTAGCGGCGGCGTGTGGTGTGCTTATTGGTTCGGGTGTGGAATCGAAGTTGGTTCCCCATATCCGTGGACGGGGACGCAATCGCAAGCAGGGCGCGAGATTTGGCGCGGGTATTCGCTGGACGATGTGCCTTGGGATGAGGTACGCGCGGGGGATATTATGCTCATGGCATCGTCGCCGGACTATCTTTGGAACTTTGACGGGTATTTGTGCGACGTGCAACTATGCACCGGCGAGCCTTATGAAACGGTTGGGTGCGGATATGCGCCGCTTCCTCGTTATCTTCGCGGCTCGCAAATTGACGTTTATAACGGGTCGGCTGGTTTTATGATTAGGCGGGTAGTAGAATGAGCGAATCAGAATTTTATGATCTGCACGAAATCATGACGCATAACGCGTTATGGAACTTCGTTACCGGCCATCGGTCGGCAGGTAAGACGTTTTCGTTCAAAGATTACGCAATTCGTGATTATTTGAAAACGGGTTCAATGTTTATTTACCTGCGCCGTCATGATTCTGAACTTGAAGATAGATTTACGTTTTTCGATGACATAAAATTCAAATACCCAAATTGCGAATTCAAAGTTCACGGCTACAACGCTTACATTCGCAAACAATCCGAAGATGAAAAGAAACCGAATCGTTGGGAGTTGTTCGGCTTTTTTCGTAACTTGTCAACACATCAAAACCGCAAAGGCGGCGTGTACGCGCGAGTAAATAAAATTTGCTATGACGAATTTATTATTGAAGATGAAACGCATAACCATTATTTGAAAAACGAAGTTTCAGCCATGCTTTCGTTCTGGCATACCGTTGATCGTAAGCGCTTCAATACGCGCGTTTTCTTTTTCTCTAATGCCGCTTCAATTGTAAACCCTTTTTACTTGACTTATAAAATATCAGTGAAGGACTTCAAAAGTAAAGCGTTCGTGCATCGTGCACAAAATTTTGTTTGCGTGCAATATTATTACAACGAAACGGCACAAGCCGCACTAGCTGATTCACCGCTTGCGGCGTTGTCTGCGCCTACTGATTACGCGGCTTATGCAATTGATAACCAATTTATAGACGATTCAGACGAATTTATTCGGCAGGTTCCCAAAGGGTCGAAGTATCATTATTGCCTAAAGTTTGAGAACGAATATTTTTCCGTATATCTTGACCCCGTGGACTACTACTATTACATCGACGGACGCAAGCCGAAAAAGAAAAAGAATATTTATTGTTTGACGCGGTCGGACATGACCCCGAATATCATAATGCTAGAACGAACCAGCGTTCTGATTAAAACACTGGTTCGTATGTTTATGCTGGGGAATGTTTGGTTTGATTCGCCGAAAACGCGCGGATTGTTTTACGAAATGTCAGCGATGCTTAACTTGCGTTAGTTACTTGCGCTTGCTCTCGTTGTATACCGACCACGCGAAAACGCATAACAAGATAATCACGAACAGAAGCGCGCTATCTATCATTTATAGCACCCACACTTCTTCACAATTGCCATAAAGAGCGCTAGCAGGAAAATACCTAAACCGAAATTTGATAAGTTCATAACAACACCTTGCTTCTTCCGCTTCTCGCACTATTGACGTTGTAAATCTGTACGGCATTCTTAACCATTGTGCGAAACGATTTAGCCTTGTGCTTATTCCCTATTTCGTCGTAATACGTATAAGAACCACCGGAATACACAACTTGCGCGACGCATTTACCGTCAACGATTAGCCATTCTTCGCCGCGCCGGTCGCGTTGTATCCACGCCCACTTATCGCCAACATACATAGCCTTCACCTCCAACCTAATCATGGAAACGCTCCGCGAGGTACACGACAATGGCACACGCTATGCCTACGCAGGCGCTAGCGGTTACGGCTTCCCATGCACCCAGCAAGTGGCCCCAGCCGAGCGCGAGCATGAGGAACATAACGACGTAAAAGGCGAGCAGCGCGGCGTAAAAGTTGCGTTCGCATTTGCGCTGGCGCTCGGAGTTTTCTAGTTCGGACGTGATGTCAAGAACGAACTTTTCTAGTTCCTCGTCGGTATAGATGTTTAGGTGGACTTTGGGAGCGATGTAAGCGTGCTCAACTTCGCTAAAATAACCGTCCTCGTAATTGTTGCAGGTTTCACCGTCTTGAAAATCGGCATTTTTGCAGGTGTCGCGAGATTGACAATTACTAGCGGTGTGGCGGTTGTCGGTGCGCGGGTCGTAGAAGCATGCCATGTTAGTTCTCCTTTTCAACAATATCAATAATGTTCTGAACTATGAATTTAGAGTCGCTATGCCAATAACCAACAACCCAAGATGTGGCTTCGTCCGTCCAAAACTCATATTCGTTTGCAGTGTCATTATAACGAACGTCAACACCCAACACGTCAGATATGACACTTGCAAAAGCCTTCGACGCTTTTACAATATGATTCGGCACTTTGCTCATAACCCTACTCCTTCTACTCGTCTTAAAAGCCTAATGGCCGGTTGCTTGCCTTGCATGATCAGTATACCACGCCGCGCTATCACGTGTTGGGCGTGTATCAATGATTATTGTCATGATCACAAAAGATTCATATAGTTGTGTTTATTTGCGATGCAATATTGTACGC